ATCTGAGACGCCATTAGTTTATACGGATCGTGCTTAAAATCTTTCTTGTCTACACCGGCTAGGATCTCAGCGTTGTTGGCCTCAAACACCTTGACCAGATCTTCTTGCCCAGACAACCATGCCAATACTCGTGCCTCAATCTGTGAGGAGTCAGCATCAATAACAACGTAGCCTTTGGGTGCAGTGATAGACATCTTTAGCTTGTTGGCGTTTGCCCCGCGACTAGGTAGATTCTGTAGGTTGATCTTGTCATCACCACCCCAACGTCCAGTGTGTGCGGCGTAGTATTTAATCGGTACAGGCAACTTCCCACGCTTGGCGATGTCAATGAATCGTTGTGTGCGTGTTTCTTCCAAAGTTGTTTTGGTTCCAAGTCTTGCGGCAACAAGTGCTTGTACTCGTGCGCTAGGGTGTGACGCCAGTTCTTTGAAGTTTTCATCTGTCTTTGCGAACGCCCACGCTTCTTTGCCAGTACGGGCACTGATCTTTACTGGGGGTACGACACCCAACTTCTTTAGCAACTCAGCAAACTTATCGTTAGACATCAGCGTATCTTTGTCTGCCACACAAACCGCAAGCAACTTCTCTTTCTTGTTCTTAACATCTTCTAGGTGCTGTTCGAGCAAGGGCAAGTTAAGTTCTAGCGAGGGTTCTACAAACATACGTAGCGTAACGTCAATGACTTTTAGTTCTGATTTGGGGAACCCCGCCCCCATGAATATCTTAAATAGCTTGTGGGTTAAGTCCACATCATTGCGGCAATACTCACCATACTTAGCCAAGTCATCAGGCGCGAAATCTATACGGCGCTTGCCTAGCGCATCATTAACCTCAGTGCCTTTAACGCCGATGGCGTACCGCTCTGCCAACTTAGCCAACGACCCACCCGCCTCTACGCCATGCAACGCCCGTGCCATGCACAACGTATCTAACCAACCTTTAGGGGTTACGCCGAAGTGCCAGTTAAGAATAGCCCCATCGAACTGCATGTTGTGGGCAAGTACCAATGCTTCTTTCCAATTGAACTGGCTCAACCAATCTTTAGTTTCTGCGTGAGTGCCACTGAACCACTGTGTCTGTTCGTCGTTTACCTTGACCGCAACCCCTATCACATGGAACTGATCGTCGCGTACATACTCTTCTGTTGTCTGCTTCTTGAACCCTATGTCTTTAGAGTAGAAGCTTTCAAAATCTATTGTGATTATCATTATCTTTTCTCTTGTATCATTAACGTCCTAAGTACCCTCTCATTAAAATATGATGTGCTTAATTCTCGTAACGCCTCTCGTATCTCATCTTGTTCTTCAGGGAGCATTAAGTACCAGTAGTCTTGGATACAAGACATCCATCGGTTCGATTCACTGGATATAACAAACTCTTCTGGGTTCGTCTTGATTCTTTCTACGAGTATGTTTATGCCCTCCATCATAAGTCACCTATGTATTTATCCAGCGCGTCAAACTTCTTTCCCTTAACCACAAACTTAACCCGAGCGTCTTCTGGGTTGGGTAGTAGCGCCACGAGTTTGAGATCTACTAGATCCTTTGTCAGCCTAAAGTGCACGTTAGCCGGAGACCCGACACCCCCATTTAGTTTCCTAGTCACGTCGGTCACCCGCACATCCCTACCCTCGTCCCACTTCTCGCTAACAACAGCCAAGATAGCCAAGTCCGTATTGTCCAAACCTTTATTGTTTTTTATGTTTTCTACTTTACTAATCAGTTTGCTTATGTTGCTCATGTTTCATCCTTAGTGGTGCGTAATAACGCAGGGGGCATTTGCTTTTAGGCATCCGCTTAATCAGTCCTTGTTTATACATGTTCGCCAGATACCGTCTTGCTGTGTAGTAGTCTAGCTTTAAAAATTTTGCCACTTCTTCTATGGTGTGCGGCACCCCATGTAGGCGGCGAGCTATCTCCGCTTGACGAACCCTTGCAGGTTCAACTCTCATCCCCAATTGTTTCTTCACGGTTGTCCACTCCTACCTCACCACATCTTTCAATCAATGCCGCATACCCACATATATCAACCACCGAATCTCTATGGCTTGGATCGTTTGCTAGTCGGGCACCTTTTAATAAGATCATCATCACACAAACATCTTGTGCATTGAGTACTCTGTCGCCTACTGACTTTAGGTACGCGTTCCACATGGTTGCGATAGCCTCCAAGTTTTTAGCCGGATGTCCGTAAGTCTTTTCTCGATCGCCATAGATAATGGCATGGGCTTCTTTAAGCACGGGTTGTTTGTTGTTCATAGTGGCGCTCCTGCCATTATTAATTTGTTCGCAACATCAGCGATGTTGTCCTCGTTAACGACCATGGCGATACCCCCCACCTTGCGTATGTCGTCTAGGTTTTTTTCCTGTAGTCCAGTGGGCTTGTTCTTACCTGCCTTGCACTCGATACCAAAGAACTTACCTCGGTAGCAACCTACAATGTCAGGCACCCCAGAAGAACCATAGCCCCCTGTGACTGGATAGAAGTAGTAAGCACCAAGATCTTTTAATTGCTTGACTACCTTGTCTTTGACTTTTTTCTCTGGGGTGGATGCCATGTCTATTCCTTAACAGCTTAGTGGTTTGAAGGGGCCTTCGGTTTCGGTATCCCAACAACACATACCGCCTCGCCCATCTGGTACGCACTTAATAGCCGCAAGTGCTGGTGTTGATACTACTGCAAAGGCAAATACAAACATCATAGTTAGTGCTTTCATTTCACTTCTCCTTAGTTTTATCGTCCGTATACTGCAACCAATCTTCTACGCGGACAAGAACGTAGAACAGATCTCTAGCTATTTTTTTACCTATACTCGGTATCCGTTCTCTATCACGCAACATCTTTAACATAGCTATTGGTTGAGTGATGTAGTCTGGTAGTTCTTCTTGGGTAACCGTAATGCTTTTTCCGGGCAACTTACTAGATGGTGTTAGTTCCACGGCGTAGTCTTCCATTTCACCTACAACATCAAAAACATCTACATAGTCAGTCATAAACCATACCCGCAAGGTAAACTTACTTTTAGGCTCGTCTTCTATCACTCTTACTCCTTAGTATCGTTATGTATTTTGGGAAGAGTATAACTATTGGAACTAAATTGGTCAACTAGATTTAGAGGCAACCAATTGCTCCCATTCTTGCCTTTCGACACCGAATATCCAACTCACCCCATCGGCTGTGCGGTATCCAACTTCAGGCAGATGAGTACTAGGGGGCATGATGCGTAGCAGACTGAACTTACCTAAGATAGACGCAGGCAATTGTTCTGGAGATTCATACTTATAGACTGCATCGGTTCCCCTCCTGCCGACAACCAACCCCGAGTTTTTAATCTCAGCCACATACACCATCTCGTGATTTGCAATGTCTCGTCTACGAAACTTCTCGATAGCGTTAGGTAGTTGCTCGACGGCGTTTCTATAGGTTCCGGTTTTGAATGTGACACCCTGCTGTACAAGATTGCTTAGTTCTTCTACATGGTCGATGTTTTGTAGTAATGAACTAGGGACATTTATTTCTGACACCCAAGAAATCATAGCTTCGCGGGCTTCGCCATCGGACAGGCTAGCTACTTCCTCTTCTTCGTATAGCGTTACCTGCTTCTTAAAGATACTCACCGCTTTCTTAATATCTTTGGTGCGATCCGCCCACATGCCTTTGTATCTATCGCCCCGACTGACTGTGCTATTCCGGTTGTATATCTCATACCGATCGGTATAACCCACATACGTAACTACGCCGATAGGTTTACGATCAGGGTACGCAGGGTCTAGAAACAACAACTTACGGGCATCTACACCCATTTTGTTAAACGCGCTCTTCTCAAACGTGTAATGGATAACTTGTCGCATACTACGATGGGCTTCTTTGACGGTGATAATCAAAGGCTTAATAGTCTTGTATGTGCGATCCTCCGCAAGTTCTGCATCCAAGGCTTCCCAAAACTCTTCTTCAGTCTGATATTTAGTATCATCTGGGATGATAAATTTAAGCATCACTCTCTCCGTTAAGTTGACTTCCTACACTGTAGGAAGTCGTTAGGGTATTTAGAACATTGACAGGATGTCGTCCACACGTTTCTTAACTGTCTCTCGCACCTCTTGGCTCTTGCGTACTGTGTCAGGCTCAACACCAACTAAGGCACGTTCCAAGCTCTGTCGGGCTTGCTCTAACTTAGGATCGTTAGTCACGTTCAGTCTGGTCAACAACCCACACAGCTCAGAGGCGTTGCTAAACATACTGTCCCAGAACTTCTTTTTGTTTTCATCTGTGTAGTCCAGCCGTTCGCTCATGTGAGTCAGGGTGGTATGTAAACGATCCCAAGTATCTTTCATTGCGTCCTGCAATTTGTTTTGGTAATACCCTTCGTACTGATTCTTTAGTTCCTGCTTGGTCTGCTCTTCTACATCAATACGGAAGTCACCTGCGTCTGGCACTGGGGTAAACGCGTACCGAAACTTGAACTTGTTGCGGATGTCCTCCACGTCTGGGTACTCATTCCGATCAAACATCGTACCCAATGTAAATGCAGATGAAGACACAAGCGTGGGGTACTCAATTAAAAACTCATTTACCGCTGTGTCGAACTCCGCCTCAAAGTTGTTTAACGTTTGCTTGTACTCAAAGAAGTTCTTCATCGGCAACAGTCGAGCGCCATTGTCAGACCAAGGTAGCGTGTTCATGTAGTGCCATGTGCGTACTGCTGTTGAGATACGTTGTATCGCATCTAGTTTGTTAGATCCTGCCAACAACTTCTTGTGGTAGTTACCGGCACGTGCCTTTGTATTCTTCGCCACGTCAACTTCTTCGGACACCTTCTTGTCCATCTTACGGGCTGTCCACATTGACATGTTCAACTCTACGAGCATTGCGTTATTACCAATCATTTCTCTTCTCCTAGTTTGGATTATTTAGTTTCTACGTTAGTTGGAAGTCCTACGATACGTCTGCACATGTACTCAACGAACTGTGAATTAGTCATCGGTATGTGTACTTCTTTCTCGATGATCTGCTTGGCTTCATACAAGATGTCTTTGGTTTCCTTGCGAAGCATCAGGGTTGTATATCCTTTTGTGATTGCCATTTCTATTCCTCTAAAAGTTTAAGTATTGCTTCTGCTTGTTTGATAGACAGCGCCTCGGTCACAGCGGTAAAGCCAGATGCCTTGTGCGCCCATACTTCTTTTTCATTTACCACGTGGTATGTAGTCATACCTAGAATTCGATCCTTCATCACCACCACCTTAGTCTCCAACATACACGCTCACCCCCACGTCTGACTGAATGTTCTTCTCAGTGATACCCCAGAACACAGGTTGACCCCACACACCCCACCCGTTATGCAAGCACCCATCAGTCAACACCAACACACACTCGGGCTTCAGTGACTTCTCCTTGATGTACTTGGGAACACACACCACATCCGTACCTCCACCACCCTTGGGCTTGGTGCTCTGCAACATACTCTCGTACTCTCCCTGCTCGTAGGTCTCATGCTGTGCTACCTCAGTATCCCAATACACCAAGTGCACCCGCTCTGGGTTCAAGTCACGACATATCGCCATCACTTCGCCCAAGAACTGCGACAACTGCTCTTGCCCGATGGAACCTGACGTGTCGATCGCAACCACCATCTCACCCATCGTCTCACTGACTGCGCTAGGCATATACACACCCTGATCCACCCACCTACGGTTAGGTCTGCGCCATGTGCTACTGTCGTGCTCATTTGCAAAGCTAGATACAAAGTCACGCAACACTTCACGCCAATTTATCTTAGCTTCTAACAGTTCTAAAATATCTCGTGGTACAT